TCGGAGTCTTTGCACGCGCTTTGCGCGTTCGATTTGCACCGTAAGTGCATGCTGTCGCTGCATTATGCGACCTCCTCGCGTGTAGAAGCGTGGCGATAGGAGATTCTCTCCCTTGAATAAGGAGTATGCGGTTCCGGACTATTCACCCGGAGTACGGGCACGGTTGATGCCCCGTGTTCGCACTAGGTAGAGCATCAGTATAGGATGGAGGTGTCGATGGAAATCGGCTCTCGCGCAGGGATCGAGCATCTCGGTCCTTATCGCAGTTCTAACCCGCTTTGGGATAGGGCGAAGGCCAATCTTAGCCGTCAGGTAACCGTCGTTGCCGTCGATCGAGGAATCGAATGGCGTCTCGACCTTGCTGGACATGCTAGGCTGGATGCAGGGAGGGACAACCGCAGTGTCACCAACCCTAAATGGGTGGAAGAGGGGCTCGCAAAATTTGGATGCCCTCTTCATCCAACCGGAGTTCAACAAAGCTCCGGTGCAGACAGCTTTACCGTCTCAGGCGTCGGAGTCTGCTCCTGTAGAAGAGGAGAGCGCCCAGACTCGCGGACGTCAAGCCGCCGAGTTCACGGAGGTTTCGGATACGAGCAATCGTATCGAAATCGACGCGACCGACCTGTCCGACAGAGAATTGCTGTTGATGGCCCTGAGCTTCGTAATGGGCGAGAAGCAGTATCCTCTGGACCAACTGTCGATCACTCACAGTTCGGTTTTGGACCCTGGCAAACAGTGGCTTACGAACGAGCAATCGCTTCGTCGCTCAGTATTGCAGGTGGTCGGAAACGAAGGGGACAACCTCTCTCACTCGATGAGGTCGTGGAAGACCACATCGATGCTACTAAGTGGGCTGGGGCTCCTTTCTTCACTCGCAATGGCGATGTACTTGAAGCCGGACTTCGGCTCGCTCGCAAACTATGGAGCGGTGCTCGCAGTCATGATCCCTACGTTGCTGGCCGTCGGGTTCAGCCTGGGAACAATGGCCCAAAAACTCGCCTGGTATGGATGGCGCCGTTGCCTACGACTATTGTGGGTACGGCATTCTCAAAGGTCGTCAGTGCGCAAATGGCGCGGCGACGACCGTTCTGCATCGGACTCAGAGACGTCGAAAAGGCGGCTTTGGTCTCGGAGCTACGATCGCGATTCCGATACGTCTACTCGATAGACTATTCGGGTTTTGACGCGAGCGTTTCCGCGAAGCTCATTGATGATACGTTCGGTATCGCCCGCACGCATCTAGAGCTGTCGGAAGCAGATGAGGCCGTCTGGAGAAGGTACGTGAACGACTTCATCCATTCTCGGCTCATTGGTTCAGATGGAGAGGTGTACCAGAAACATAAGGGTATTCCTTCTGGTAGTGCATTCACTAGCATTATCGGTTGCCTTGTTAATCTGGTGCTCTCGCAGTACATCTGGGAGCGCGCTACCGGTCATGGTATTCCCGCCGACCGGCTGTTGATTCAGGGTGACGACGTTGTCATTGCGTCGAACACTCGGATCGAAAAGAACGTGCTGGCAGCTTACGCAGGTGAGCTGGGGTTCTCGTTCAGCGTGGAAAAGACGGAGATTACCGACCGTCACCGAGAAGCTGTTATTCGCAAGGCGGGTAGTGATCCCTACGCGAATCAGGTGCATTTCCTCGGTCACTACTGGGTAAATGGTTCGCCCAGGAGGCCAAAACAAGAGTTGCTTCAAAGGATGGTGTTTCCTGAGAGGCATTTGTCTCGTACTGACAGAGATAGCGTGATACGCTTGCTGTCGTACACCGCGGACGCCCGTGAAGGATGGGAAATCTTCAGGTCTGTCTACGGCCAATCAAATGGGATGACCGCAATTTTTGCGGCTCTTGATGAGGCTGGTGGCAATGTCGTCGTTCCGAGCATTGACCTCCCCGGTCAGCTGAGATATAGGCTGGACGCAGAAAGAGAGTACTTTAGCAATCAAGTAGAGCTTCGAGGGCTCATGCT